TCAATCCTGAGTTTATTTGTTTGAAAGATGATAACAATGTTAGTGAAGCTTATGCTACCTTTAAATCTGTAGAAGATTGTGTTGATTTTACCTATAATAGGTATTTAAGTAATTTCCAAGAAACTTTAAAAAATATTGACAATGAGTCTTTGTTTGTTTCTGGATTTACTAAAAATTGGATTGAGAAAGTTCCTTACGATAAAATTGAGGCAAATAAGGCCCCCGAACTGTATGAATCGTTTCAAACAACATATCCCGAACAATTTGCCGATTTGGAATCTAAAGTTAGACGTTCTTATTTACAAGTTAGAAAGTTTTTGGGTTTATAACATATTTATATATAAATTAATATCATGGACGTAAAACAATTATTAGATACCTACCTCGGTAGAAAAACAAGAATTACAGAAAAAGATGCCGGTAATGGATTTAAAGAAGTTTGTGATTTAGATACGGGTGATTGTTATACAGTAAGAATGAAAGATGGTCTTATTGAGAGAGTTGACAATACTTATATGTCTAACAAAAAAATTAATATTGAAACCAAATCAGGTATTAAACAACTTTTAAACGGATAAAAAAATGGAAATTTCAAAAACAATACTCGAAGAGTTAAGTCGATATAATCAAATTAATAATTACATATTTGAACAGGCTCCACCGGCACCTGAAGAAGTAACTCCTCCTGTACCTGGTGCAGAGACACCTCCGCCACCTGGTGGTGAAGCAACTCCGCCCGCAACTCCTCCTACTGCTGAGGCAGAACCAACTCCTGTTGACGTAGTGGCAGACCCTGATGTTGAAAAAGTTGGTGAGGAAGGGGAAGAAGAAACCGGCTCAGAAGAATTGGAAATTACTGATTTAGTAAAATCACAACAAAACATAGAAACAAAACAAGAAGAGTATTTTAATAATTTATTTACTCAACTTACTAACTTGGAACAAAAATTATCTGACATGGACCAAGTTATAACAAAACTTAATGACTTAGAGGCAAAGATTGAAAAATACAAACCAAAAACTAATCAAGAAAAACTTGAACTTAGAAGTTTGGACTCTGGACCATTTAACCAAAAACTAACAGATTTTTTTACTGACAAACAAACAGACATTGAAAAATCAGGTAAGAATGAATACGTTTTAACAACTGATGAAGTTGAGGATTATTCTGTTGACGAGATTAAGAGGACCTTCAATGACTATGGTGAAGAAGACGAGTTCAAACCTTTGAAATATTAACTTGCGATACTTATTTGACTTTTACGGCTGACACATTTATTATTGTATATTAACTATTAAATTATATTTTATTATGGCGACAAATTCTTTAGATGCTGTTCTCGCTCAGTATGAAAAAGCGAAATCAAACACAGGTGGAAGTAAAATCTCTCAAGAAGACCGAATGAAGAAGTACTTCGCGGCAATTCTTCCACAAGGAAAATCAACAGGACAAAAGAGACTTCGAGTCCTACCTACAACTGACGGTTCATCTCCGTTCAAAGAAGTATGGTTTCACGAAGTTCAAATTGCTGGTAAATGGAATAAAATCTATGACCCTGGCAAAAATGACAATGAACGTTCACCTTTGAACGAAATTCACGACGAACTTATGATGACTGGAAAGGTTTCTGATAAGGAACTCGCAAAACAGTACAAAGCTCGTAAATTCTACATCGTTAAAGTTATTGACAAAGACGCACCTGAGGACGGAGTAAAGTTCTGGCGTTTTAAGCATAACTATAAGAACGAAGGAATCCTTGACAAAATCATTCCGATTTGGAGAGCAAAGGGAGATATTACTGACCCTGAGAAAGGTCGTGACCTTATCCTCGAACTTACCAAAGCAAAGACACCAAAAGGTATTGAGTACACAGTTATCCAAACTGTAATGTATGATGACCCAGCTCCTCTTCACGAAGATAAAGAGACAATGGACTCTTGGGTTAAAGATGAACTGACTTGGAAAGATGTTTACTCTAAGAAGCCTGTTGAGTATTTGGAAGCAATTGCTCGAGGTGAAACTCCACGTTGGTCTTCAGAACTCGGTAAATATGTTTACGGTGATGAGTCTGGCGAAATGACTATGGGTGGAACTATTTCTGACCCACAAGCTGGTGATGAACCTGACGGCGACCTACCCTTCTAATTAAAAAAAATATTAATCAAACTGCCCCTGAAATACGGGGCGGTTTTTAATTACCTTAAAAAATGACAATTCAAGAAAAAATCTCAAAAAAACTTTATGATGCTCTTATGAGCAAGTATGCTTCTGAAATGAACGAAGCTGAAGCAACACTTTTGGTCTATTTTAACAATCCTGTTGGTATTGGAGAACATCCACAACATTTGGAAGAAATGGATAAAATGGTTGAAAAGTATGCAAATGCAAAAGATAAAAGTGAGTCATTACAACAAATTGTAAAATACAACTAATTATGGCATTAAAGAAAAAAGAATTCTCTTTAGATGCAATTAAAGACAAGTACTCAACCAAAACTAAGTACAAGGATACTCAGTTTTTTGAAGTCGGTGAAGCTTTTCATAATAGCTGCGGTATTCCCGGTCCTGCTATGGGGAATATTAACATGTTCCTCGGTCACTCGAACTCTTCAAAAACGACTGCCTTGGTTAAAACAGCGGTAGATGCTCAAAAGAAAGGGGTCCTACCAGTTTTTATCATTACTGAAAAGAAGTGGTCTTGGGACCATGCTGTTGAACTTGGACTTGAAGCTAAAATGGTTGATGGAGAGTGGGACGGGTATTTTCTATTCAATGACTCATTTGACTACATCGAACAAGTAACTGAATATATTAATACACTCCTTGACGAACAAGAAAAAGGAAACATTCCTCACTCTCTTTGTTTCCTTTGGGATTCAGTAGGTTCGATTCCTTGTAAGATGACTTTTGATGGTAAAGGTGGAAAGCAACACAATGCCTCAGTCCTTGCTGACAAAATTGGTATGGGTATTCACGCTCGTATTACTAAGTCAAAAAAAGAGGATTATCCATATTACAACACATTAGTTGTTGTAAACCAACCTTGGGTAGAACTTCCTGATAATCCATTCGGTCAACCAACTATTAAGGCAAAAGGTGGAGAAGCTCTGTGGCTCGCATCGGCACTTGTGTTCCTATTTGGTAATCAGAAAAATGCTGGTATTAACCACATTACGGCAACCAAAAATGGACGAACTGTATCTTACGCTATCCGTACTAAAATCTCTGTATTGAAGAACCACATTAATGGTCTTGGATACAAAGACGGAAAAATCATTGCAACTCCACAAGGATATATTGCAGATGACAAAGACGCACTTGAAAATTATAAGAAGGATTATTCACAGTACTGGAACGCAATACTCTCAGGAACTGGTGAAATAATTCTTGAAGAAGCTGAAGAAGTTATTGAAAGCGAAGATTAATTCATTATCTTTGTATCTGTGAAAAAGACTCTCCTTGTTGACGGTAACAACCTATTCAAAATAGGATTCCATGGCGTGAAAGATTATTTCCACAATGGAAACCATATTGGGGGTCTTTTTCACTTTATTAATACCCTTAGAAAATTTATCGACGAACAAAACTTTGATAAAGTTATTGTTTTTTGGGATGGAGAAGACTCAAGGTCTCTTAGAGAAGTTATTTATCCAAAATATAAAATGAACCGAAGACTTACGTTTGAGGACCCAATTTATATTTCATATTTGTATCAAAAAAACAGAGTAAAACAATACTTGGAGGAAATGTATGTTCGACAACTTGAAGTCCAAGGAATCGAAGCTGATGACCTTATGGCTGAGTATTGTCGTATATCTGAAAACGAACAAAAACTAATATTCTCAAGCGACCGAGATTTGACCCAACTCATATCTGAAAAAGTATCTTTATATTCCCCATCATTAAGAGCAACATTTAAAAATGGAGACAAAATCAAATTTGGTGATTTTGAATTCCCCCACGAAAATGTTTTGACTCTGAAAATTATGATGGGTGATAAATCTGACAACATCGAAGGAATCCAATCTCTTGGAGAAAAGACAATCGTTAAGTTTTTTCCTGAACTATTAGAGAAGAAAGTTTCATACCAAGAATTGTTGGATAAAGCGGAAATTCTTTTAAAAGAACAAAAAGATAACACAACTTTAAAAAATATTTTGACTGGTAAGACAAAGTCAGGTATATTTGAACAAGAGTATTATCAGGTAAACGAAAAGATTGTAGATTTGTCAAATCCATTACTTAATGATGAGGCAATTGAACAAGTTGGATTTGTTTATTCTGAGAAATTAGATACAGAGGGTAGGAGTTATAAGAATCTTATCAAATTTATGGTGGATGATGGGATTTTTAAATTCTTACCTAAAACGGATGACGCATGGACATATTTTATAACACCATTTTTAAAGTTAACAAGAAAAGAAAAAAGTAAAACAAAGTAAAATTTTTATGAAAGAGCAAAATGTAGATTTAACTAAGTTGGAGTTCCTTATGACAGTGAACGATAACTTCATCGTTCAACGTTACTTCAACGTTAAGGATTACAACCCAAAGGCAAAAAACTCAGTAGAGCTTTTGGATTTATTAAATGAATTTGTTGGTAATATGAAACAACACCTAAAGATGAAGAGTGTTTCTTATATGTCTGACAATCAGTATGAAATTATGGAGAACCCCGAGGTTCTTGAGACATCTTTTACAGATGGTCCAGAGGTGTTTAATTTGTATTTAAAGTATAATGGTAACATTATGTATCACTACACTTTTGACGCTAAGCCATACCCTCCTAAAGTTCGTTATACTGTGGATATTCGCCCATATTTGAAGGGTGTTCTATCAAATCTTACTGAGGTTTTCTCATCAAAAAATTTAACTTACAATTTGATGAATTACTCACTAGTCTAACAATATTTAATAAAAAAAGACTAGAATGGCTGACAAAAATTTTGATTATTTAGGGAACATATTCCAGCAACAACTTATCAATCAAATCGTAGTTGATAAGAACTTTGCCCACTCGATTTTGGAAGTAATCGACTCCAATTATTTTGAAAACAAGTATTACAAAATCATTATGCAGATGATTAAGGAATACTATAAAAAGTTCGATTGTCCTCCAACCTATGACACTTTAAATCAAATTGTTAAGTCAGAGATTACCCAAGAGCTGATGTTAAAAATCACATTGGACACACTTAATGAAGTTAAGAATGTATCTGATGAGGGTTCACTTTTCGTACAAGAAAAGGCACTTAAATTCTGTAAGCAACAAGAGCTTCAGAAGGTAATGACAAAGGCTCAAAAGATTATTGACGGAGGAGAATTTGAAAACTATGACACCCTTGAAGAAATGGTTCGAGAGGCCCTTCAGGTTGGTGTCATAGAGAAGGACACTGGCGATGTATTTGAGAATTTGGACCAAGTTCTTGAGGAAGATTATCGTCACCCAATTCCAATTGGAATACCAGGTATAGATAATCTTTTGAAGGGTGGTCTTGCAAAAGGTGAAATTGGAGTTATATTAGCACCCACAGGTGTTGGTAAGACGAGTCTAACAACAAAGTTTGCTAACCACGCTTTTAATATGGGATTTAATGTGTTACAGATATTCTTTGAGGACAACCCAAAGATTATTCAAAGAAAACACTTTACCCTTTGGACTGGAATTGCTCCTGACCTTCTTGGAGAACACAAAGAAGAGGTTATGAAAAAAGTAACCGAAGTTCAAGATAAGATGAAGAACAAACTTATTCTTAAAAAACTTCCATCAGATACTTTGACTATGGGTCAAATAAAAAACCAAATCAGAAAGATGATTGCCGATGGGATTAAGATTGATGTTATTATCTTGGATTACATTGATTGTGTAACACCTGAGAAGATGATGGACGATGAATGGAAGAGTGAAGGTTCTGTAATGAGAGCATTTGAAGCGATGTGTCACGAACTAAACATAGCAGGTTGGACGGCAACACAAGGTAACAGAAGTTCAATTTCATCTGAAGTTGTAACAACTGACCAAATGGGAGGTTCAATTAAGAAGGCTCAAGTAGGTCACGTTATTATATCGGTAGCAAAAACACTACAACAAAAAGAACTTAAACTCGCAACAATTGCAATTACAAAGTCCCGTATAGGTAAGGATGGAGTAATCTTCGAGAACTGTAAATTTGACAATGAATTACTTTTAATTGATACAGAAAGTTCAATGACAATGCTCGGGTTTGAAGAAAACAAGGAACAGAAAAATAGAGATAGAATTCGTGAAATTCTAGATAGAAAGAAACAACAAACAGTATAATTATTAAAAAACAAGATTACTTATTATGGAAAAAATATTGGTAGAAAATCCAAATCGTTTCGTTATCTTTCCGATTGAACACAACGACATATGGGAATATTATAAGATGCACCAAGCCGCATTTTGGACGGCAGAAGAGGTGGATTTGTCGGGTGACATTCGTGATTGGGAGAACCTTTCAGAGAATGAACAATACTTTGTTAAGAATGTATTGTCGTTTTTTGCGGCATCAGATGGAATCGTTAACGAAAATTTGGCCGAAAACTTCTACCGTGAAGTACAATACCCCGAGGCAAAATTCTTTTACGGAATGCAACTTGCAATGGAGAATATCCATAGTCTAATGTATTCACTTTTGATTGACACTTATGTCTCAAACCCAAATGAGAAGGACGAATGTTTCCACGCAATTGATAGATTGCCGGCCGTTCAGAAGAAAGCTAAGTGGGCTCTTGATTGGATTACAAACGCATCTTTCCAAGAAAGACTTGTGGCATTTGCGGCAGTAGAAGGTATCTTCTTTTCAGGTTCATTCTGTTCAATCTTTTGGTTAAAATCAAGAGGTATTATGCAAGGTTTGTGTAATGCAAATTCACTAATATTCAAAGATGAAAACCTACACTGTGACTTTGCAATTCACCTTTTGAATAACCATATAGAAAACAAACCAAGTGAAAAGAGAATTAAAGAAATTCTATTGTCAGCACTTGAAATTGAGAAAGAATTTATTACAGAGTCTCTTCCAGTTTCTCTTATTGGAATGAATTCTAATTTGATGAAACAATACCTTGAGTTTGTTGTTGATGGACTCCTTGTTAAATTTGGATGTAAAAAACAATTTAATGTTGAACAACCATTTAAATTTATGGAACAAATCGCAGTTGAAACAAAGGGTAATTTCTTTGAGTCAAGGACTGTTGAGTATCAGAAAGCAAAACTTAATGAAACCCTCTCCTTTACGGATGACTTTTAATTGATTATCTTTTTAAACTATGATGTCACTAAAAATAAAAAAACGTAGTGGGGAAGATGCGTCTTTCAACCCACAGAAAATATATAATAGAATTAAAAGAGCTGCTAAAGGACTCAACATTAATTCTGATGAGATTTTTATTAAGGTAATAACTTCAGTCCCAACTGAAGGGGAGATTACAACAAAAGAACTTGATAAGTTAATCTACGAGATTGCTGCGGCATTTACGGGTAGTCACCACGATTACTCACGACTTGCATCATCTGTAGCGATTTCAGCTTATCATAAAGAGACTGACCCAAGTTTCTCTAATACTATGATGACCCTTTATAATGAAGGAATTGTAAATGATGAGTTCATTAATATGATTAATACTTACGGACCGAGTAATATCGATGAAGTAATTAATCACGATAATGATTATAACTTTGACTACTTTGCTTGGCGCTCATTACAAGAGATGTATCTTTTGAAATTACCAACAGGTAAAACAATTGAAAGACCTCAGCATATGTATATGCGTGTGGCTATTTGGGTAACTAAATCATTTGAGCAAGCGGTTGAATATTACAAGTCGTTATCAAGTCAACTTATTTCACCAGCAACACCAATTATGATTAACGCTGGTACAAAAATTCCACAACTTGCTTCTTGTGTATTACATTACAATGATGCTGATTCTCGCGAAGGTCTTTTGAATACTATGAGAGATATTTCTACATACTCATCAGATGCTGCAGGTATTGGACTATCTATGTCAAATATTCGTAGTAAGGAAAGTCGTATTACATCCTCAGGTGGATTTGCCGGTGGACTTTTGAAATATTTGAAGATTGTTAATGAGTCACTTAGATTCTTTAACCAACAAGGTCGTCGTCCTGGTTCTGCGGCAATTTACTTGGAACCTTGGCACAAAGACATCTTTGACCTACTTGATATTAAAAAGAATACAGGTGCTGAAGAACTTAGAGCAAGAGATTTGTTCACCGCTCTTTGGATTCCTGACAACTTTATGAATGCTGTTAGAAGTAATGATGATTGGTATTTGTTTTGTCCTAACGATATTAAGAAGGCCGGAGTGAAGGCGCTTCAAGAATGTTTTGGAGACGAATACGAGGAAAACTATAATAAAGCGATATCACTCGGAATCGGAAAAAAGGTTAAGGCTCAAGAAATTTGGAACAAGATTATTGAATCCCAAATTGAAACTGGCGTTCCTTATCTTTGTGCAAAAGACAGCGCAAACAGAAAAACAAATCATCAAAACATTGGTGTAATTAAACAATCTAACCTTTGTAATGAGATTTACCAATACACTGATGAGAATACAACGGCAATTTGTACTCTGTCATCTATGGTGTTGAAAAACTTCATTAAAGATGGAGCGTTTGACCACCAACTACTATATAATGAAACTCGTAAGGTTGTAAGAGCCCTTAACAAAGTTGTTGACATTAACAACTACTCAACCGAGAAAGGTAGAAAGGGTGGACTCGAACAAAGAGCAATTGCGATTGGAACTCAAGGACTTGCCGATGTATTCTATTTGATGGATTATATTTTTACATCAGAGGA